TTTACCCTGGCAGTCATTGGTTTGGCCCTGGCTCGAATTGCATTCCCGCCGATCTCAGGGAATGCTTGCCTGCTGGTTATGATGAACTAATATCCAGCAGCTCGCCGTTGTTGGCGAACATTGACAATATAATAATGGGTGCGAATATCGCTTACTCGAAAGGGGCACACAAATACGACGTCTTTCTCCAGTCCTTCTATGGATGGGGGAATCACCAAGTAGCTTGGTGCCTCTCTAGAGAGGCGGACCGAGCAGCTGAGAGATCCAAGGCTGCCTGGTGCTCGTTGAAGATCGCTCTTTCTTACATGATGAAACATTCTGGTTTTAAGAACGATGACTATTCGACTCCCTCATGGGTACGTTGCGCTAATCTGTTCCAAGCGAAGTACTGCATACTCTCCTTTTTTGGCCTCTCTACAGCATGGTTGAAATACCATTTTGCTGCTTTCTTCTCACGTTCCACTGGACAGGAACTACCCCCTCGGGGGAATGTTCTCTCTACTGAGAAACCAGGACTTTTCCTTGGTTCTGTCGGGTATTGTTTGCTTACCCACGTGTTGAAGCGGCGTGACCCTTCCCTCTCGATTCATATCTTGATGGCGAAGAAGGGAATGCCAGAGGTTACGAATTCCGAACTTATCCAGGCTAAACGCGATTGCGTTGCCGTGCTGACGAAAGAACATCAGCCACGACTAAAGCCTGTAGGCCCGATTCTTTCGGCCTACGGAAATCGAACGAGTAGTTTGCAGTATCAATCCTCCTCATATGAGGTCCGTCTCAGGACCCTGGCAGCCACGGTTGCCAGGACTGTCCGGGAGGCCTTTAGGGGATCTTCCTTCAAAGAACGATTGCAGATACCTTCCAGTTCAGCCCACTATGCGTTGGGGTCTGATGAGTACTCACGTGAGTACGGCCAAATTGATTATGGTCGTAAGCACGGGGGTGCCCTTCAGCTCCTTAACGAATTTTGCAGGTCCAGTGAGGACAGGCAGAGGCCGTTTCCTAAACAGGAATTTACACCCGGTGTTATATGGAATCAATACCGGTTGAGGACTCAAGATTGCCAGTCACAGTTAGATCTTCCCTTTGGGGGGACTCTTGACTATTACCGACCATTTGGGGACACCCGAGTGGTTCCTTGCAAAATAGAAGTGGATCTTTGGATGGATAGTGAATTCGACTGGCTTCTTAAGACCAGTTCTTTGCGCTACGATACCTTACCACCAC